GGCGACAATGTAGCCCTGCGTGATGCCGACGCTGCCGTCAGCGTCAAGAGTGCGCTGTTCAAGCGTGATGAAATGGCGATATTTTCCAGCGGGCATCAGACGGCCATGATGCGGAACGGGTCCAGCAACCGCCGAACCGCAGGGTTTGCCGTCAACGCCTTTTCGGTGGACGCCTCGCGGTTTTCGTACATGTCGCCAGTGATGAGCAAGATCGCGGCACGCAAAGCAGCCGGAACCGCTGCCGCGTTTGCGTACCCGGCCGTGAACGTCACTCTGACCGCGCCCAACGTGTCCGGCTGCACGTCCGGCCACTCTGTCTCATAGGCCGGCAGAATGGCGCCCTGCCACGCCCGAGGCCCGGTTGGCGCCTCGACCTGATACTCCGCGCCATTGATCGTTTCAGCAGCGCCAGCCGTGTTGGTAATAGCAAGCGACGTCACAGAGACAAGCGGTGGGTTTGGGATAGATATGGCCCCATCCGGAAAATCCATCAGTCGCAACTGCCACGTCTGCGGCATCAATGCACGCTCGGTGTAGCCCTCCACCGCCTCACGCGCCGCTTGAAGAAACGCGGCAATGATGGCGTTTTCGGATCCATCCACGCCCACTCGCAAATGCGCTTGAATGTCGGACATCGAAACAGGCTCGGCGGTCGGCGCCGTGATCAGGCGGAGTTCCATGGATCATGCCCCCACCGGAGAAAAAAGAAGCGGACGCCGAAGCGCCCGCCAGATCAATCAAGAAGCCGCGTTGACGAACAGCTTGACGGAGCCGCCGACGTCAATGAGGTTGCCGCCACTGCGCATCCACGCCAGGAAACCGACTTGGCCCTTCTTCGTGAATGCGCTGTCCGTGAAGCGGAACATCTCCATGCCCATCACGTCGCGAATGTAATAGTAGGAAAAGTCGCCCCACAGGATCGACTTTGCGCTGGCCGCCATGCTCGCAACGGCCTGGTTGATGACGATCGGCGCGCCAAGCAAGCGATCCGGCGTACCGCCAGGGTTGTTGGTCTCGTAGCCTGGCGCGAAAATCGGGCGGCTGCTGCCATCCTTGATCTGCCGGATCTTCAGCAGCGTGTTATCGTTGAACATCCACTGGCATCGGCCGGTCTCGCGATAGGCCGGATCGACCGAATGCTGTAGCGCTACGAGGCTGTCATAGGTTACGGCGGTAACCTGAGATGTGCTGTTCGCCGCCGTAACGCCAGTCGTCGCGGCCGTTACGATGCCGTTGGGCTGGCTCGATCCGGTCCCCGTCGTGAAATGCGTATTCGTGATACGGCCGAGACGATTGACGAGACGAGCGCGAACAAACGCCTCGATATCGACGCTGCTGTCCTGCAGCAGCTCAAACGGCACGGTGACGACCTTGGACGAGTACTTGTATGCCGACAGCGCAAGCGTGCCGAACGATACGTCAAGATCGGTTGCCGTCACGTTCTCCGCGATGATCTCGCCGACTTCGGCGGTGCCGTCAGATGTCGGGAAAGACATAGCGCCAAGGCCGGCCGTCTGGATGACCGTCGCCACGCGGCGCATGCCGCCGTAGGCCTTCAGCGCATCGAGCACGGAACCGGCAACGGCAGTATCAACGGTGTAGCCGCCTTCGCTGCTCGTGGTGGTCGACATCGTGGCGCGGATAGTCGCCCATTCCTCGGCGTTTAGCGCCTTGTCGCCGCCCTTGAGCCACTTCGCGTACAGCGTCAGGCCCATATCGCGGTTATCGCGCCCGCGACGTTCCGCAGCCTCGGCGACATTGCCGGTGCGCGTATCGGCGACGATGCGCTCATTCGCGTCAACAATGCGCTTAATGCGCGCGTCGATTTCATCGATCTGCGCCATGCCGGCATCATAAACAGGCTGATCGGACGCCTCGATCCAATCCGCCTTATTGACCAGAGAATGGAGCGACGCGCCAACAGCCGCGCGCTGCTCCCGGAGAGCTTGAATGCTCATGGGATGTCCTTTCGAGTTTAGGTTGTAAATGCCTGCGCGCGGCCTGCGCTCAGACGGGGTTGTGCGCCAATTGTGCGGCAAGCTGCCGCACGCGGTAGGCGCGCATATCCACCGGCAGAGCCGGCTTTTGTTCGGTATCGGCTTCGGGAAGGATTGGCGCATTACCGAAAGCGCTCAAATCCCAACGCGCAGCGGGACGCTGGCGGTTCTCTTCAATGACGCGGTCCGACATGCCGGCAGCTACGGCTTCGTCTGCCGTGTACCAGGTCTCGGCTTTCATCAGCGCGAGAAAACCGGCTATGTCGCCGCCCGCGCGATTGGCATAGCTGGCAGCAATCTGCCCGTCGATTTTCTCCAGCAGCGCAGCCGTGCTCATCATGTCGTCAGCGTTGCCGATGCTCATGCCCCACGATTTGTGGATCATCAGCATGGCGCCAGGCGCCATCTCCACCGATGCCGCCTCGGCAGCAATCACGGAAGCAGCCGAAGCCGCGAGGCTATCAATACGCGCCGTGATTGGATGCGCATGCCCCCGCATAGCGACAACCATCGCCTGCGCGCCAAACACCGAACCGCCCGGCGAGTTGATGCGTAGCGTCACCGGTCCCTTAGTCGCACGCAGCGCATCGATAAAAGCTCGCGGCGCAACGCCGCCCATCCAATCCGCCTCTTCGTCGCTGCTGGCGATGGCGTCATACAGCCACAGCGTATCGCCATCGGCGTGAAACTCGCCGCGCGCCTTATTGGCAAGGCGCATGCGAATATATGGCGTCATATCGGCTTCTCCTGCGGCGCCGGAGCCATGTATTCCGGCAAACCCCCCTTAATGATGCGGCTCATGTTCAACTTCGCCCGCGCTTCCTCAACAGATATAAAAGCCGGCTCGCCAGCACGCCCAAGCGCAATGCGCAAAGCCTCGTACATCGCTTTCGTATCCCCGCGTTCTAGCTCGGACGTGTCGAACTCCGCGACGCGCCCGGCATTACGGAAAAATTTGCGATTGATTTCGTTCTGAAATGCGTTGAGGTGGTCGCGAAGCGAAAAGCGGACAAATCCCTTGCCCATTGCTTCAACGCCCGTGCCCCACGATGTAGTTTTCTCGGTGTGCCCGATCATGAACGCCGGCACGCCGTACACCCGCGCAATTTCCTCGACCTGAAATTTTCGCGTCTCCAGCAGCTGCATTTCCTCAAGCGGCATTGTAAGCGCCTGAATAGATAGCCCGCCTTGCAGCACCATCGGCTTGCCACCCTTCATGGTGCCGCCGTGGTTGTTTGACAATTGCTCCCGCAAATCGTCGACCTGTTGCCTCGTCAGGTTTCCGTCAGTTTTGAGCGCGTAGTCGGGTCGCGCCATGTTTTGCAGGAATTGCGCGCTGAAATCCTGCGCGCTGATTGCGAGACGCCCAGAGACACGCAGCGCGTGCTTGAGCGGCGACAAGCCGCGCAGCCCGTTAAATCCAAATCCCGGCACATGCAGGATATCATCCTGATCAATGACGCGGATCCGCGAAACCTCTGGCAAAGGTTTCTCGATCGTCAGGTCCGGATGCACTTCATAAACCAGCCGCGACCCATCAGGCGTGGCGACAACGCGCACGCGGTCAGGATGCAGCGGCACAAGCCCAGACACCCGCCCGCCAAGCCCGCGCAGTATCTCCGCAAACCCGTCGCCATGCAGCAACTTTGAGCCGACCAGGAACGACCAGCCCGAAGAAGCAAGCCATCGCGGGCTGAATTGCTCGTTGAGCACCCACCACAAATCGTTGTTCAGATCCCGCGTCCGATCGCCATCCTGCGCCTGGCGGTAAACGTGCATTGGGAGCGCCGCTATGGCGCCGGCAATCAACTGCACACAAGCGTAAACTGCCGATACAGCGAGCGCCGCGCTTTCGCTCGGCGCGCCGTTGCCACCAATGCCGCCGGTCAAGCTGTCCCACACGACATCGCCGCGCCTCACGGCTGCACTGTCCACAGACGCCCTCGGCGCAATCCAGCGCGCCAGCCTCTCACGGACGCTCATAAAAACACCAACGATGGCGCCACTGCCGCCGACGGCTGCAAGCCAAGCAAATGCACCGCGTTAAACAGGGCCATCAGCGGATCGATTTTCGCCGTACCGCTGGCCTGCTTCGTGATGAGGATCGAGTTTCCACGCGGCTCAACCCTCGCATTGCCGACCGACCAAGACATCATCGCTCGGCCTCCATGCAAAAAAGCGCCCTCGGCAAGCTTGCGCTCGGCCGTCTTGATCGCCCCGCCCAACCGCCATCCCTGCGACACGCCAACCACGCACTCGCCGACAATGCCCGCCTCAGTCAGCGCGTCAAGGATCGCGCCAATGCCAGCCGGATCAAGCCCGACGCCATGCTTCTCGGGCAGCAATCCCGCATCCCTCACCGCCGCGACAATCTCGACCACCTCGGCGATGTCGTCGCCCATTCGATCGACAATCCGCAAATCGCCGTCGCGCGCAAAGTCGCGCAGTTTTGGCGCCTCGCTCTGACGCCGCTTGAGCACTATCGGATGCGCCCAAGCCTTACCCCAATGCAGCCAGCGCCGCGTTTCGCGACACCGACCCAGCACCGCCAGGCCAAGCAAGTCATCCAATCCGCCGCCGTCGATGCCGACCACGGCCACCTCGGATCGCGCCAGCAGCGCGTCAAGCGTCAAGCCCGCCTCGCCCTGCGCTTCCCAATACTCAGCGCCAGCCCAATTATCCGATCGCAACCCTAGGCCAATCTCGACGTTCAGATGCTTCGCGAGAAAGGTGTTACGGGTCTCCGGGCCCTTCGCCAGTTCCTTGCGTAGCTCGTCCTCAAGCCATTCCTGACTGACCGACCGACCAAGGTTCGGATTAGCAATGTAGAAATTTGCCGGATCCAGGTACGCCTTCGATGCCACCATCGGCGCCGGG